CATCTTCCGCCGCGCCTGCGTCGTCTTCCCCGCGGTGAGGTCGGTCGTGATGCCGCTCTGGTAGACGCTGCCGCTCGTCGGGTCGCGCCGAGGAGCGCAGATCCCGTTCGCCTTGAACGCGATGTACGAGTCGATCCCGAGCGCGACCGTCGAGCCGCTCTCCACGACGGGCTCGACCGCGAAGAAGTTCTCGATCAGGCCGGTCGCCTGCCCAGGGTTCTCCTCGGGCGGGAGCTGGCAGTCGATGGTCGCGAGAGGCGCGTCGCCGCGCATCGTGATCACGCCGTCCTCGGTGAAGCCGAGCCCGCCAGCGGTGCCACGAGCCGCGATCTCCGGGACGCGGACCTTCCACCCAGGGTAGGTGTAGAAGACCCGATCCCGCCGATACTGCGCGACGTCCGCGATCGCCTGCGCCCGCGTGAAGCCGAGCGGAGCGCCCGTGATGTACTTGCGCCCGTACATGCCGCCCGCCGAGGCATCGACGGCGTTCTCGCGACCCTTGCGGATCACCGCGTCGCTCCGCCGAGCCGCGATCGAGAAGTTGACCTCGCGGACGACGTTCGCGAGGTCGATCGTCCGGTCGAACGCCGCCTCGTAGGCGACGTCCATTTGCGGCTCCGTGAGCGCAGCCCCGAGCGCGTTCGGGTTCGTGACGTCCATGTCGGCGAAGGACGGGAGGTCCACGAGGACGCTCACCGTGCCCGCGCCAGTCCCGAGCGCCGTTCCGTCGTCGAGTGCGGGGCGCACCTTGACGATGTGCGGGCCGACGTTCGGCGACGTCGCCGTGCCCGCCGCGATGGTCAGCGTCTGCATCGTGACCCACTCCGCGCCGCCCGCCGTCCGCACCCGAGTCCCCGCCGCGATGACGCCACCGGAATGCTCGCCCGCCGTGATCGTCGTCGCCAGAGGCGAGAGGCCGAGCGTCACGGACATGGAGGTCGAGGCGACGCTGATCGTCCCAGGCCCGCCCGAGCGGTAGAGCCGGATCCGACCCTGCGAGTCCACCCGAGCCGCCGCGTTGATCGCGAGCAGAGCGAGCGTCGCGTTGACGATGGTCGCGACCTCCGCGGGAGTCACCGAGAGGATGTTCGCGACGTTGCCCGTGCCCGCCGTCGAGCCCGCGACATGACCGATCGACGCCAGAGCGCCCGCCGTGCCGTCCGCGAGTACGACACTCCCGCTCGTGCCCGCGACGATGCCGTCGAGCTGCACCGCGCCGCCGACGACGCTCGCCGCCGCGTAGCCGAGCACGAGATTGATCTTCGCCGCGACCTGAGCGGGAGTCTGATCGCCCGCCGCGAAGGTCACGCGAACGGTCGGCCCGCCGTCGATCGTGAAGTCGATCGCCTCTCCGCCGACGTAGCCCGAGGCCACGAAGACCGCGCCGGTCACCGTCGCGACCGCAGCCGCGAGAGCCGTCGAGGAGGCAGGACCGCCGACGTCGGTCGTCATCGTCAGGACGTCGCCCACCGTCAGCGCGAAGGGGCCCGACCGGCCGATGATCGCCGCCAGAGGCGAGAACGCGACCGAGCCCACCGACGTATCGACGCGGGCGACGATCAGACGACGAGGGCGACAGAACTTGAGCTTGAGGAAGCCGTTCCCGTTCCACAGCTCGAAGAGATGCCGCCGCGCCGAGGGGTTGTTGCTCGGGACGCTCCCGTAGGTGTAGCCGAAGCCGCCGAAGCGGTTCACGAGGTCCTCCGAGCCGAAGACCTCCTGGACGCCGGAGACGCCCGCTCCGACGTACTCCGGAGCATCGCCGCCCGCTGCGAAGGAGCCGTCCTCGAACTCGCCGACGCAGAGAAGCGTTCCGCTCCCGGTGCCCGTCGTCGGGCTCTGCGGCGGGAGGTCGATGATGTCGACCGCCTCGATCTCCGCCAGCGTCTCGATCGTGGGCTGGCTCTCGAACCGTCGGATGAAACCGGCCATGTCTCGTCACTCCTCGCAGGGAAGGTCGCACGGAGAAGGCGTGCGGCCGATCTGAACCGTCTCGCCGACGCCGCACTCCGGGAGCACGACGCGGATCGCCGCGAGCGTAGCACGCCGAAGGTGGACCTCGTCCACCTCCGCTCGGATCCGAGCCATGAGCCGACGCTCGCGGACGTAGACCGAGCCCGCCGCGTCCATGCGCTGCATCGAGAGCAGGCTAAGGCGCACGCGCCGCCCGAAGTACGTCGGCGGGCCCTGGACGACCACGCCCCAGGAGTCCTCGCCCGGAGCGAAGAGCCGAGGGAGCGACGCCGCGACGGCCTCCCGCGTAGGGTCGTCCTCGCACCAGAAGTCGACCTGGAAGCTCGTCGCGACCTCCGCCGTCTTCCACAGGACCGTGCCCTCGCCGAACTGCCCGAAGGTCTCGTCGAGGGGCGCAGGGACGAGCGAGAAGGCCTCCTGCGGTACGTCCTGCGCGTCGAGGACGGAGGCCGAGGGGTAGTCGAGAGCTTGCGACGGCTCGGGCCACTGCCGGTAGACGCGGAGGAGGCGGAAGACGATGTCCTCGCCCGCTCCGGGTCCGCCCCAGCGGACGAACTCCGCGCAGCGGAGGTACTCGATCAGCGCCTCGCTCGCAGCCGAGCGGGAGTCGATCTGCGGAGCCCGAACGACGGGCTGATAGGGCTGCGGAAGCAGCACCGAGCCCGTCGCCGCGGTCACTTCGCGAGACCCTTCAGACGCTTCCCTGCCTTCTTTGCGGCCTCTCGTGCGGTGCTGAGAGCGATCGCGATCGCCTGCTTAGGCGGTCGTCCCGCAGCGCGCTCCGCCGAGATGTTCTCGCCGATCGTCGCTCTGCTGTATCCCTTTTTCAGCGGCATCGTCGCTCCTACCGGGCCGGGCGAATCTTCGCCAGCTCGCGAACGATATCCGAAGGCAGCTCTCGCCGCATCCGTTCCCAGGCCTTCGAGAAGAATCGACGAGGCTCGATCCCTCGCTGGGAGATCGCCTTCGCGACGGCGAACGCGACGCCCTTCGCCTCCTCCTCCGTCGTCGCGAAGCCCTTTCGCTTCGCCCACTCGACGAGAGGAGCGACCGGAGGGAAGAACGGGCGCGTCCCGTATTCGATCATGGGAGCGTGCGGAGCGTCGACGCTCACGATCGCTCCGCCCGAGACGAACTCGGTCGAGACGCTCCCGCGGAGGGCCCTCGTGTCGACCGCAGGATGGGGCTCCGCAGAGTCGATCTCCTCGACCGCGTACCGCTCCAGACGCAGAGCGGCTCGACGGAATCCCGCGACGTAGGCACGCTCCAGATCCGGAGCGAACCGCAGGACGCGAGCCTCGAACGCGGAGAGGCTGATCCTCCGAGTCATCGCGGGCCCGCAGGGAGGCCCGAGCGCGTCCGATCCTCGTCCTGCCGGAGCAGGGTCGCTCGCCATTGAAAGCCGTCGGCGTCGCGGAACGGGATCCCGCGGACGATGAACCGGCGCCGCTCCGTCGAGCCGTCCCGAGCGTCGATCCGGACCTCGATGAAGCCCTGCCGCCCGGGAGGCAGCGGGAGCGCGAAGAACAGAACGCGGACCTGATCCTCGGTGTAGCGCGGACTGATCTGCTCCAGGCGCACAGAGCCACGCTCGACGAGGCCCGCGCTCCGAAGCTCGCCCGCGACGCCCGAGGTATCGACGACCCTCGGAGTCGGGAGAAGCTCCTCGTCGGAGATCACTCGCGGGAGACCTCGCCCGACGTCGCCGCCGCTCCATTCGTAGACGACGGAGTGGACGCGATACGGGCGCAGGCCGAAGTCGGTGTAGAGCTGCCGCAGAGAGTCGACCGTCTCGCCGAGAGACTCGACGAGCGAGAGGCAGGGATCCGCGAGCGGCCTCGCTCCCGAGTCGTCTCCCGGCTGACCGGGCAGGAAGAGCCGGGAGCCGCACGAGGAGCAGCCCGAGGCGGTGCCGCCACCTCCGCAGGCTCCGCAGCTCACGAGCGGCTCCTGGCCCGCGCACGGAGCGCACGAGCGGCCTTCCGGTTGAGGACGCCGCAGACGGGATCCCCAGGCTCCCGAGAGACTGCCGCGACGGGCTCGCCGACGCCGTTCAGCACGACGCGCATCGGGCGCCCGTGCTTGGCCTCGGCCTCGTCGAGGAGTCGCTCGACGGTCTCGGCGAGACCGATCGGTCGCTCTCGCGAGTCGAGACCTCGCCGGTAGATGTCGAAGCTCACGAGCTGCTCCGCCCGCTCACGCCGCCCATCGCGAGGATCCCCTGGTACATCATCTGCGAGTAGGGGTTCGAGACGACGCCCAGGCTGTCGGCGAGCCGCGTCATCCAGTAGAGCAGCTCGCGTCGGAGCATCTTCGTCTCGTGCGGGTTGAGGTGCAGCTCGCCGAGCTTCGTCGCCTTGAACCGGCTCCGAGCGTCCGAGAGCTGCTTCTCGATCGACTCGCACTCGCAGAGGGCTCGGCGGACCGAGAACTCGCCCTGCGGCGTGATCCGCTTGAACGAGTCGTCCACCAGGAAAAGCGGCTGCGAGGCCGCGGGGTAGCCGAGCTGGAAGCTCTGCGCGAGAGCGAGGAAGTCAGGGTAGCTCAGGAAATATTTGATCCGCGTCTGCTCGTCGGCGGTGAAGGCCATCGTCAGCCTCCCTTCTTGGTCGGGACCATGATCGGACGCTTGCCGATGCGGCGCGTGTCCCGCTCCGCTTCTCGCTTGCGTCGCAGCGCCGAGCGTACCTCCGAGGAGGTCATCGACGCAGCGCGAGCCGCAGGGACGCACTTCGGGTAGGAGCCCTTCGAGGCGTCGCTCCGGCCGCAGTCCTCGTAGCCGCCGCCCTTCTTCGGGCGCCCGAGGTCGACCCACCGCTCGCCGAACCACCTAGTCAGGCTCATCGGCTCGCCTTCGGAGAGGCCTCGACGCGGTACTTCCCGCCGCGCTTTTTGTACTCCTGGACGAGCCACGCGTTGGCGTAGGCCGACGGGTAGACGTCGAACTTGCGCTGCGCTTCCGCCTTCACGCGAGCGTAGAGGTCCGCGTTCGTCGGGACGTTCCGCACCGTCAGCTCCGCTTCGTCCTCGCGTACCGCTCCAGGAGGCTCTCGCCCTTCGCCGCGAGGCGACGAACCGCAGCCTGCGAGGTAGGCACCGGCTCTCCCCAGGCCCGAGCCTGGAGAGCGTGCCGCGTCGGCTCGCCCGAGGGCTTCTCCAAAGGCTTCGCGGGGCCCGCGTAGTGCCTCCGGAGGAACGAGCCCTTCCGCCGCATCTTCTCCGGAGTATCGGCCGCGCCCTTCACTCCGGGCTTGAGGTTCGCGCCCTCGGTCCGAGCGTAGTGTGCTCGACCCGCAGCGGTCAGGCCGCCCTCGGGGTCTTTGAGCGGCTTCCTCATTCGGAGCCCTTGATCCCGGAGAGGCGAGAGAGGAGCGAGCGAGCCACGAGCTTGCCCTTAGAGCCTCGCAGAGCGCGCAGGCGGACCTTTCCCGCTCCGGGCTCCTCGGGAGCCGCCTCGGGCTTGCCTGGGGGCACGGACGGGCCTCCGGGCGCGTCGTTCGGCTTCGCCTTGCCCCTCACGGCCTCTCCCCATAGGCGTCGAGCGGGCGCTGGATCCGATCGCAGGGCTCCATCGCCACGCCTGCGGCTCGGAGCGCCTCCAGGTCGTGCGTCGCCTCCGAGACGAGAGATCCGGGAGCGAGGACAGCGACGCAGCCGTCGACGAAGACGCGACCGGGAGAGAGCGTGCGGAACCACTCGTGGTGGGGGACGACCGGAGGAGCCTCGGGAGGAGCCTCGGGAGGAGCCTCGGGAGCGACCGGCATCGACGGCGCCGCGCCTGCCGGGACGAGGCTCTCTGCGTCGTCGTAGGTCGCCGGAGGCACCTCGACGACGACCGGCTTCTCTGCTCGCTTCTTTGCCATGCGCGGAGGATACCAGCCTCGCCGCGCTCGCGCACGATGCGCGAAAGCGACGAGGCCGGAGCCCCCAGGAGGAGCGCCGGCCTCGTCGCGTGTCGCCGCCTCGACTCAGGCGTGCTCGATGATCGCCGCCCGCTTGAACCGGGCGCTGTTCCCGACGAGCCCGTCACTCGGGACGGGGAAGTCGCCCGACCACGACCAGCTCTGCGAGACGATCTGCTGGAGGCGATCCAGCGGAGCGCGGAGGATGTACCGGATGCGCTCGGTCATGACCGCGACGCCGCCGTTCATCACCGAGAACTCGCCGATCTTGCCGGTCACGCCCGCGTCGGTGAGGAACTGGCTCTCGTCGATGTACTTCTCGTAGATCGCGCCGCCGCCGAGGACGATCTCCCGCTTGATCGAGATCCCGCTCTGGTTGGTGACCTCGCCGCCGATCTCGGGGCTCTCACGAGCGAAGCCCGCTCCACCCGAGGTGTCGACGAGCGCACCGCTGTTCGTGTCGTCCGGGTTCTCCACGTTGCGGTAGAAGCGGCAGCCGACGAGCTGACCGATGCCGAGGTCGCGGTACACCGCGTTTTCGGGAAGGCTCTGGAAGAGACGCTGGAAGGCGTTGTCCTGGAAGAGCTGCGCCTCGCCCTCGGGCGTCACGTGCACGTGGTAGAAGCCGTCCGCGGTCGGCGGGACGTTCTGCGAGCGCATCCGGGCCACGGTGTTGATGACGTCCTGGAGGGTCAGGACGTTCGCGACGACGATGCCGTCGACGGTCGCCGCTCCGCCGACGCGGGTGATCCGCGAGCGGGTCTGCGCCCGGACGCCCGCACGCAGAGCGAGCGGAGCCGAGAGCGGAGCGCCGAGCGTGATCACGCCCGGGCCCAGCGGGTCGGCCGGGACGAGCGGCGCCGCGCCGATGACGCTGTTCGCCGCGGGCCCCGCGGAGAACGTGATCGGGAGCGGGTTCGCAGGCGAGACCGGCAGGAGGCGCCCGCTCACGAGCACCTCGTTGAATCCGTTCAGCGAGGCGACGACGATCGAGGTCGCGCCAGCGAGAGCCGCCGCGATCGAGACGGTCTCACCGCCGAGGTAGGCGCGGAAGAGCCGGTCGCGGACGAGCCGGTTCATCGTCTGGCCCGCGTTGAGACCGAGCTGCACGGTGTCGCGCAGGAACGTCGGCGCGAGCGCGACGTAGGAGGTCGGCATGTGGGTGTCGAGGCTCTTCCCGTACTGCGCGCACTCCGCCTCCCACTGCTCGATGGCGTAGGTCGCGGGCGTCGGGTCCGAGCCCGGGGTGAGCGGCGTGGTGTCGACGCTCACGAGGCCGGTGCGGGTGTACACCTGCCGCTGGCCGATGTTGGCGTCCCACTTCTCCGCCATCGCTTCCGAGCGGTAGAGCAGGCGAGGGAAGAGCGCGTCGTGGAAGACGCGCTCCAGGGTGCGGTCCTGGATCAAATTGACGATCGACGGGTTGAGTCCGAGCTGTGCGATGCTCACGAGAGCCTCCGTTCAAGGGGTCTTTGGGGTCGTCTCGTGGCTCCCGAATCCCGACCGTCTGCCGCCGTCGTCCGCGTGGGAGAGCCTCTGTGACGAGAGAAGCGTGCAACGCGCCGATGCGCGCTGCAATAGGGGGTCAGTCCTCTCCGGTCGTCGGCGAGCGCAGGAAGCCCGCGAGGCCGGTCAGGAGCGCGACGAGAGGAGCCCGCAGCTCCTCGGGCGCGTAGAGGACGATCGAGACGGCGCCGCCGATCAGGGCGACGAGCACCGCAGCCTGCGGCCAGTTGATCTTCGGGATCTTCACGAGCCTGCTCCGTGCTTCTTTGCGAGGTCCGCGTTCGTCCTCGACCTCGCCGCAGCGAGCGTCGCGTCGAGCGCCGCGAGGACGGCGTCGCGCTGCCCCAGGCCCTCGGCGAGCGAGATGATCGTCTGGATCCCCAGGACGGCGAGGCGGATCACTTCCTCGGGCTTCACGGCGCTCCTCCGATTGCTGCGAGCGCAGCGTCGCAGCGAGCCCGCTCCGCTGCGAGGTCGGCGAGGTCCTGCTCCCGCGTCGTCCCCTCGCGGTCGACGATCGCTCGCTCGTTCGCGACGCAGAGCGCGACCTCTGCCGCGTAGGCGACGCGGAGCTGCTCCGAGGCGCCGCAGGAGACGCCCATCGAGAGCAGAGCGAGCGCGACGAGAGCGGGCCTCACGGGATCCCCAGCTCCGCCTTGCGCCGCGTCCACTCGCTCGCGTTGAGGTCGTAGGCGCTCTTCGGGACCTGGACCGGGTTCGACGGCGGAGGCTTCGGAGCGCCCGCGGTCGAGGCAGTCGTCGTCGGCGGGACCTCGACCTTGCGAGGCTCAGGCTCGGGAGCCTCGACGCCGAGAGCGACGCGCTCCCGCTGGTCGGCGAGTAGCTCGCGGAGGTAGGCCTCTTCGTCCAGCTCCTCCGAGTCGGGGATCTGGTTCAGCTTGTCCATGATCCGCCACGTGGCGTAGTCCGGATTCCGGACACCGTGGCGAGCGAAGAGCTTGGTGAGGTGCAGATCGACCCGGGCCTGCTCCGCCGCAGCCGAAGCGGCCTCGGCTGCCTTGCGAGCCTCCGCAAGCTCCGCCTGGAGCTTCTCCTGCTCCGACATCGCAGCCTTGCGGCGCTCTTCTTCGGCCCGCTCCAGGTCGGCGAGCTTGCCTCTCGCAGCCTTGATCTCGTCCGCGCTCTCGGCGCCCAGCTCCCGCTTGAGGAACGATCGGACGGCTCGCTCCATGCGCTCGTTGAGCTGCTTCGTCGTCAGCGTGACCGTGTCCTCCGCGGGCTCGGGAGCCGTCGCTGGAGGCGCTGCCGGGGGCGCTGCCTGGGTCTTCTCGTCGCTCATCCTCTCCTCGTCCTTCTCCGCCGTTTCCGCCGACGTAGCGTGGTTGGGGTCCTCGTCTCTCCGAGGCGTCACGCCTGCGACGCGGGCGTTCGCGAACGACTCAGAAGTCCGCCTGCTCCGCGAGGCGCGAGGTCAGCGAGGAGGTCCCGCCCGAGCCGGGGGTGACGACGTAGGTCAGCTCACAGGAGCCCGCGACGACGTCCGCCGCGTTGAACGCGATCGCGGTCCCGGCCGCGTTGATCGCCGCCTCGCCCGCCGCCGGAGCGCCGCCGCGAGCGACGACGGTCTTCGCGCCGGGGATGATGCCCGAGACGACCGAGGCCGAGAGCAGGAGGACCGCCTTCCGGCCGCTCGGGAGCGCCGCCGAGGACGCAGCGACGAAGACCGACTCGGTGATGACCTCGCCCTCGATCGGGAGGTAGAGCACCTCCGCACGGGTCACGGCGTCGGCCGCGGCGAAGACGATGTCCCCGCTCGCCGAGACCGAGAACTCCCCCGCGACGGGAGCGCCGCCCGCGACGTAGGCGAGCGGGCCGGTCGCGCCGCCCGCCGAGGCGAAGGCCGCGAGGCCGAGAGCCGCCTTCGCGGCGCTCGGGAGAGCGATCGCGTTCGCGGTCACGCCCGCGTCGATGAACGCGGGCTCCAGCGAGAGCGCGGAGCCGAGCTTCGCGATCTGCGCCCCGCTCGGGAGCTTGTTGGGGTTCGCCTCGTCGAGAACGTCCTTGATCGTCCGTGCCATGTCTCTGTCTCCTCGTCTCAGGTAGTGCGGCCAGCGGCCACGATGGTCAGGTTCGCGGTCCCGCTGAACTGGACCCGCTCCGGAGGCGCAGGGAGAGACCCAGCGACGCCGAACTCGCAGAGGAAGGTGCCCCACACCGGGACGTCCGAGCCCTCGCCCTGATCGCTCGGGAGAGCGCCGAAGCCGAGCGTCGCAGCGCCGGTCCCGCCCGTCACCGAGAGGGTCGAGGAAGCGCCCGTTCCGAGGCCAGCGATCACGAGCTGGCCCGAAGTCGCGACCGAGACGCGAGGCGTCGGTAGGCCCGCGAGAGCGCACGCCGCGTTGATCCGCGCCGCGACCTGGGCCGAGGTCTGATCGCCCACGAGGAAGGCCGTCGTTACCGTCGTCCCGTCGAAGTCGATCAAAAGAGTCTCGCCGCCCGCGAAGAGCGTCGGGAAGATCCCGCCCGAGCCCGTCAGCTCGGGCTCCGCCGCGCCGATGCGGAGGACGATCGGCTGGTCGCTCTTGCAGTAGAGCAGCTCGATCGCCGTCAGGTCGCCGAGGAGCGATAGGTCCGCGAACGAGGAGCCGACCGCGCCGGGAGTCGAGATCCGGATCGTCTCCGCCGTCGCGACCGCCGACTGGAACTGCTGCCCCGTCGCGCATCGAAGCGCGATCGGGTAGGTCGCACGCGCAGCGACGCCGCAGGCCGAGACGCAGGTGCCCGCGCCGACCTCTAGGACGCCCTTGAGGCTCAGAGAGTCCGCCACGCGCTCACCGCTTCGGGGGCATGGGGAAGCCCGTCGAGGACCCCGGCTCGGGCAGCGGAGCCGTCGCGTCGGTCGGGCGGAAGCCCGAGGTCGTCATCGGCATACCCGCGCCCGAGTGCGACTGGATCGGCAGCTCCGCCTCGGTGAAGAACCGGCCCGCGGGCGCTCCGCCCTGCGTCGCGTTCGGATTCTGGTAGGGGCCCTGCCGGGTGTCGCCTCCCATCGGAGAGACGGCGCCGGGCTGATCGAGGAACGCGGGACGATTGTCGGCCATGCGCGGAGCGTCGCACCGCGCATCGCCGAACGCAAGCGTCAGCGGAGGCGGAAGGGTTTGTAGTCCTCGGGCCCGACGGGACGGATCGGCAGCTCGCGGAGCGGGCTGTCCTGGAGCCCGCCGCTGCGCTTGCGCTCGACGTCCTGGTGGCTCGGCCGAGGCTGACCGAACCGCTCGGCCTCGGGGACGTCGGCGGGGAAGGGACCGTAGGTATCGGCGGGGTAGCCCATGCGTCGATGGTAGCCGAGTGTCAGGACGACCGCACGACGCCTCGCTGCGCCCTCGACGTAGCCCTCGCCGCTGCGAGCCGCGACGCTTGGTGCTCCGGATCGATCCCTGCGCCGTCGCGCCTCCGAGCTGCCTCGATGCGACTCGGCGAGAGCGGTCGGGAGATCGGAGTCTCCTCCCACTCCGGGAGCCACGGGATCACGACCTCGCGATCGTTCGGTCGCGCCGGAGGCTGCATATAGACGCGCCCTGCGCCGTCGACGAAGGGCTCTTCGAGGCGCCGGATCTGCCCGTGGACCACGACCGAGTCGAACGCCGTGCGGTTGTCGAAGGTCGCGAGGATTTTTTTTCGGAGTTGCGGGAACGCCTGCCGCTGCTCGAAGAGGCCCTCCATCCTCGCGACCGAGTAGGCCCGAGCCGTCTCGGTCCGGACGATCCTCCAGGCCCAGGAGCGGTAGCGGACGAAGAGCCCCTCCGGGATCTCCTCCTCGACGAGGCGGACGACGCCGCTCAGAGTCTCTCTCGCCGCGAGCGAGACCGTCCCCGTCGGCCCGCCGTGCCCGCAAAGCTCGTCGACCATGTCCCGCTGGGAGATCCCGGCGATCAGGCCGCGCCGCATCCGGGTCTCGAACTCCGCGATCATCGCCTGCCCGTAGCGATCGACGCTCGTCGCCCTCTGCGCGAGGAGCGAGGAGTCGATCCTCAGCGTCCGCATCATCGTCGCCGCAGGACGAAGCGCCAGAGGCCTCGCGATGCCCCGAAACCGGGCGTCAAGCGTCGCGAGGAGGCGGAAGGTCTCGGAGTAGCCCTCCGCGCTCGACGCGCTCGTGGAGGCCTCCAGGAGCCCGGAGAGATTCCTCGCGACGCGACGACGGACGAGGTCGATCTGCCGCTGGTAGGAGACCATCGACGCGGGCGTGAACCGCTCGTCCGAGTCGGCGTAGCGACGCAGGCGCCGCCGCAGGAGGCGGTCCGCCGCGTCGAGGTCTCGGAGCAGCTCCGCGTTCGCCGCTCGTCCCGCTCGGTTCGTCGCGGTGACAACGCGATCCGCTCGCCCGAGAGAAGCTCGAAGCGCCGCGTCGACCCTCGCCCGAGTCTCGGGATCCACTCAGGCCTCGCAGAGCGTCCAGGAGATAACGGGGTTCGCGACCGTGCCGTCGAGCGCCAGGAGGAGCGACCTCTGCCGGTCCTCCCACTTCTCCGCGCAGGCGACGGAGCAGACCGAGAGCGAGGGCCGAGGAATACGAAAGCAGGCCTCCAGCCGATGCGAGCCGAACCGCTCAGAGCAGAGCGCGCAGACCCGCCTCACGACTCCGCCTCGACCTCGACCTCCGCCGTCTGCCCGCCAGGGCCCGGAGGGACGCTTTCGCGCTCCTCCTCCTCGTCCTCTTCCTCTTCCTCGTCCTCGGCTTCGTATTCCGGCTCCGGGCCGGGGCCCATCGCCTTCTGCGCGAGCTTCACCTCGTGCTCCGAGTCCTCGTGGATCCGGTCCAGCTCCGCCGCGACGTCGTCGACTCCGAAGAGCGTCTGCACGCTCGCGACCGACGTCTGCTGAGAGATGACGGGCTTCCCGCCGTTGGCGAGCTTCGCCGCCTCCGCTGCGGTCTTGATGTCGCTCCAGGTCGGAGCGAAGTAGGGGTTCCAGTTGGCGACGATGTCCGAGGAGCGACCGGGGCTGCGCTCGGAGATCACGGTCCGCTCGCCCTCCTGCGAGACCTTCGGCGGGAGCTTGACCGGCTGCGTGACGACGACGCGCTCGCCTTCCTCGGTCGTCATCTCCTGCCGCGAGGCAGCGAGCGAGCGAGCCGCGGAGAGCATGTCTCGGAGGATCGGCAGGATCGCGAACTCGGTGTATTGCTCGCGCAGGAGGTCGCACTTCGCCAGCATCGGAGCGTAGAGGATTCGGAGCGCCTGGGCGCTCTGCGCTGCGCCGGAGAGCTTCTCGGGGTCGGCGAGGACGACGCCGCAGGCATCGAGCGCGTAGGCTCGCAGGCGGTCGAGGAGCTGGAGCGCCGTCTGCGTCGAGCCTCCTCGAAGCTCCAGGTACTCCGCTCCGCCCTCGGACCAGATCACGTTATCCGAGCCGCGTCGGATCACGCCGTCGTTGTTCGCGGAGGACATCTTCACGACGAGCGTCGGGTCGACGTTGCTCTTCGTCCCCCGCGAGGTCGCCGAGAGAAGCTGGTTGATCTCGTCGAGCGTGTCGCAGAGCCCTTCGTAGTCGCTCTCGCCGTCCGGGTCCTGCGAGTCGGGGAGATTCTGGATCCAGTAGAAGGGCGCGAAGCCGAAGCCGTGCGCGATGGTCCGCGAGGGCGCGTTGCGCCACATCACCGAGGAGGCGACGTCCATCGGCATCGGCTCCCAGACGACCTCGACCTTCTCGTCCCAATAGCGGGCGAAGTAGAAGTCGCGGACGACGACCTTCCCGCGCTCGATCACCTGACGAGGGAAGCGGTAGGCCTGGATCGCAGCGCCGACGCGCATCTCCGAGCGGTCCGCCCAGCGGAGGACCGTGCAATGCTTCGCGTTCAGTACGTCAACCCGCGGACGGCCTCGCACGAAGCCCCAGGAGAGGCACACCGAGCCGCAGGCGCCTCCGAGAGAGCGGGCCTCGGCCATTCGCATCGGGAGCCGAGAGGCATCGCAGAGGGCGCGGACGTAGTCCTCCGCCTCGGCGTCTCCAGGGACGCGCAGCTCGGGGAATCGGTCCGAGCCGAAGAGGAGCGAGGTCAGCCGCGAGACGACGACCTTCGCGAGGTCGTAGCGCGACGAGGGCTTCCGCCGTTTGTACGGGACGAACCACCCGGGAGCGATGTCGGCTTCTGCCCCGTAGCCGAGGAACATCCCGTCCCAGTCGTATTGCTTGTGGTCGTCCTGCGTGCAGCGGTAGTAGCTCTCCTGCCGATCGATGGAGCGGAAGCGCCGAGTCTCGGCGAGGTCGAGGAGCCGCACGCCGTCGAGGACGTCTGCCATCACGGGACCACTTGCGCGTCGACGAGCTGCGAGGAGCTGATCGTCCCGGTCCAGGGAGGCGAGGTCGAGCCCGAGGCGGGAGAGGGATCGAGGACGTTCACGGTCGAGTAGTAGCACCACCCTGCCGTGCCCGTGTCGAGCACCCGCTGGTAGTACCGGATGTTCGCCGCGACGGTGATCGATCCGACGCCGTAGTAGTCTGCGCTCGACGGGCTCTGCACCAGGAGGAGCTGCTCGCCGCCCGAGCGAAGGTCCGCGTTGAAGTCGGCCACGATGCCACCCCCTCAGACGAGCGGAACGACGCTCGTGACCCAGGGCAGAGCCACGCCCGCGACGCCCGCGAGCGTCCCGTAGGGAGTGATCTTCGGCGCGGCCGACGAGAGGTTGAACGTGTCCTGCGCGTTCTGCGCGGTCGCGAACCAGAGCGCCTCGGTCGAGTAGCCCTTCGGGTGAACGCTCGCGAGACCGAAGGCCGACGACCACATCGGGACCTTGCCCGTGTAGGGGTCGAGCGCCGCAGTACCGGGCGGCAGGACGTTGGTGTTGGACCCGCTGCTGTTGTTGTAGATCCAGCCGAGCGAGCCCCCGGTGCGGTACGTCGCGCCGCCGAGGCCGTAAGCCTCCCACCACTGCGTCGTGCCCGTGGGGCCGTAGAGGCTGTCCCGGTAGCGCACGCTCGGATCCTGATCCGTCGCCGCCGTCGAGCCGGGCGATACCGCCTCGGTGCCGATCAGCCGAGGCGTCGCGCCGCCCGCGAGGTATCCGTACCACCACCAGCCGTAGACGCCGTTGACCGCGACGTCGCTCGCGACGGCGTGGTAGTAGCCCGTCGCAGCGCCCGGGAGCCACGTTGTCTGCACCGGAGCCGCGTCGGTGCCCGTGCCGATCCAGACGACGCCGTCGCCGCCCGTCGTCGGCGCGACCGTCGCGGTGCCGCCCGTGCCGAAGCCCGTCGCTCGGCTGTACTTGATGATGACGTTGACCGAGCTGTCCGCGTTGCCGTTCTGGAGGATGTACTCCCGGGAGCCCGCTCCTCCCGGCTCTCGGATGCGGACCCAGGCGCTCGCCCGAGCGAAACTGCCGATCGCAGTCCCGGTCCCGGTCGTGATCAGGTCGCTCGCCGAGGTCGTTCCGCTCGTGCCCGTCCCGCTCGCGAGGACGCTCCAGCCCGCGAGCTTGAGGGTCTCCTTGATCGTGAACAAAGCGAGGCCGCTCGTGTTGCTCGCGGGGACGTTCGTGGTTCCGACGTAGGCCATGGAGAGACTCCGATCAGACGAGGTAGAGGCCGCGGGCGAACGCCGTTCCGGACGCGCCAGGGGTCAGCACGATGTCGTACCAGCCCGCGACGAGCGAGCCGCCGCTCGTCAGGGCTTGGCTCCCGAGGAGGCCCGTTCGCGTCCAGGTCGCCGCAGCGGGGCCTCCTCCCGAGGGCACGAGCGTAAGCGAGGAGGTGTCGGTGATGAGCGAGCCGCCGAAGAAGCCGAGGCTCCCTGCGGTCAGCGTGCGCGCCTGCGGGACGTAGACGCTCCCGATGGTCGCAGGGGTCGAGAGGGTTGCCGTGCCGTCGAGCGCGACGTTCGAGGCGACGATCGTCAGGCTCGTCAGGGTCGCGCCGCCCGCGAGCGTCGAGCCGCCCTGGGGCTGCGAGTCGAGGCTCAGATTGACCGCCGCCGCAGCCGAGGCGTTGAGGCTGCCTCCGATGGTCGAGGAGGTCGCCGAGAGGCTCCCGCCGCTGACCGCGACGTTGCCGGTGACGCTCGTGTTCGAGAGCGCCGTCGTGCTGTTGGTCGAGGAGATCGAGAGGAACGAGGACGCCGTCGCCGAGAAGCTCGTCGTGTTGTTGATCGTGGTCGAGCTGCTCGCCCGGGAGTAGTCGTAGACGACGCTGTTCGTCGGCCCGCCGTTGATCGTCGTCGCGCCGCCGAAGGTCGTATTCGTCGTGACGAAGGCCGTATTCGTCCCGTTGTTGTTGACCGTCGTCGCCGAGGTGACGAAGACCCTCGTGAGGTTCACCGTCGCGCCGGGGCCTGCGGGCCTCGTCCCGGTCGTCGCGATCGTCGGCGTCGTCAGGGAGACGTTCTCCAGCGCCGTGCCCTCGCTCATCGTCACCCCTGCGGGAGCGACGATCGTTGTCTCGGGCGAGCCGACCACCGAGCGGTCCAGCGGGATCGCGAGCGGAGCTGCCTCGGTGAAGGTGCCCGGACCGACGCTCACGACGGTCCCTGCTCCTGCCACCGCGAGCGCAGCCGAGATCGAGGCGAAGGGTGCGAGGATCGAGCCCGTCCCGGTGACGTCCGAGCCTCCCTGCGCCACGTGGAAGGTCCCGTTCGGCGACGCGCTGACCGCGACCGAGACCGAGCCTGCGCCGTTCGCGATCGCGATGTTCGCGCCTGCCGTCAGCGTTGCGGGCGTGAAGCTGGTTCCGTTGCCGATCGGGATCTGCCCGTTGCTCGGAGCGGCCGCGAGGAGGCCCGTTGCCGCGACCTTGTCGAGCGCCGACTGCACCGTCACCGGGTCGGGGTCGAGCCAGTTAGCGCCCGTCGTCGGCGTGTACGCGAGGCTCCTGGCCTCGTCTTGGAAGTCGAACGCGACGAGCGCCGTGACCGTGTACGTGGTGCCCGCTGCCGGATTCGTTCCCCAGGCGGGAGAGACCGTGATCGCCGTCGCCGTGTTCGAGGAGATCGTTCTGCTCTGCCCCGAGCCCGTGCCGCCCGTGAGCGTGAGCGTGCCTCCGGCCCAGCGGTTCGTCGTCCAGGCCGCAGCCGAGTCCGTGAGCGTGGTCGCTCCGCCCGCCGTAGCCGTCCCCGAGGCGGTCGGGACGTTCAGCGTCCGAGCGGTCAGCACGCCCGTCGTCGAGCTGCGAGAGAAGGCGAGCGTCGTGTAGCTCGTGCTGTCGATCTTGTATCGCGTCCCGCTCAGAGCCGAGCCGAGCTGGTACTGCGAGGCCGGGATCCCCGTCCCCGAGTAGGTCCGGAACTGATTGACCACCGAGCCCAGGTAGGAGGAGGAGATCGAGCCCGTAACGCCGCCGTTGTCGACGGTCCCGAGCATCGTCTGATCCAGGTCGTAGACGCGGCAGCCGTCCAGCTCTCCGAGCGTGACGCGAGGACCGACCGACGCGCCGAGGGTCGTGTTGTGGACCTTCGCGGTGAGCGTGCCCTCGGCGACCTTGTTCGCGACGCCGACGAGCGAGTAGACGCTCGACGCCGCGACCGGCGTGGTCCCCCAGGCCGCAGAGACCGTCAGCGCCGTCGCGGTGTTCGAGAGGACCGTGCGCGTCTGGCTCGCTCCCGTCCCCGCGGTGATCACGACCGTCGCGCCTGCGTACTCGTTGACCGTCCACGCCTTCGTCGTGTCCTGCAACGTCGTGCTCGACTGCGCTCCCGTCGCAACGCCCGTGCCCTTGTTCCAGAGCGTGGGGTTAGCTGCGTAGGCGTAAGGGACCGCGCCGAAGTAGCTCCGCGACGAGATGGCCGACTCGCCGATCGTGCAGGAGTCGACCTCCAGGACCGATGTGCAGAGGCCCCGCGTCGGCGTCGAGACGTAGCTGGTCGAATAGACCATGCCGCCGACGAGGTACGCCTTGTTCGCGTAGAAGTTGAACTGCCCGTAGTTGTTCTCCCAGGCGGTCCCCGAGGAGATCGTCCCGGGGACGGTGGGCTCGTCGAAGAGGAGCATCGACAGGCCCGTGACGACGAACGGATCGGCCGTCGTGTCGGCCTCTACTCCTCCGCCGCTGCTCCCGGTGATCTCGAACGTCGCGAGCGTGCCTGCTCCCGTGTAGGGCGCAGGGAAGCTCGCCTTGATCGACTCCATGTTCGCAGCCGGGAAGTCGGCGCGCAGAGCGCGCATCGTCACCGAGCCGAGGATCTGCACGCCGTTGCCGACGAGCTGCACGCGGCCTCGCCGGAAGCCGAGGACGACGTTCTCGCTGTAGCGCCCTGGGGCAAGCTGGAAAACGAGCTTCTCGGTGACGAACTGCCCGACCTGCGCGTTGTAGACCGTATTCGTGGGGTTCCCGAGCGACGGGACCTGCGAATAGGCGTAGTTGATCGTGCGGTAGGGAGCGCCGAGCGTGCCGCCACCGGGAGCGTCCAGCCCGTTCGTGGGGTCCACGTAGACCGTGAGCGAGCCCGCGAAGACTGCGCCGCCTCCGCCCGTCGCGTCGATCGTGATCGACCCAGCGCCGTTGGTGATCGAGACGCCAGAGCCAGCGGTGAGGGTCGCCTGCGCGTAGCCGGTGCCGTTGCCGATGAGGAGCTGACCGTTGCTCGGCGCAGTCGCGAGACCCGTTCCGCCGTTGCCTACCGGGAGCGTGCCGCTGATCTCGGTCGCGCCTGCGGTCAGGTCGACCGGGCTCGCGGGGCTCTGCACCACGCCGTTGATCACGTGGACGAGACCCGTCCCCGCGATGCTCGGGAGCGTCGTGTGGAGGTGCGAGGGGCGGGCGTCGCCGAAGTCGAGCGTGATCGTGTGGTTGTTCGCCGTCGCCGTCGCCTCGATCGCGATGTAGATCCGATCGGTCGCGAGGATCGTCGTCTGCGGGAGCAGCGCGGACGCGATGTACTGGATCGGCTGCGAGGGGTCGTAGAGCGGAGCCGTCGAGCTGGTCGCGAGGAGCGTCGAGGTCGCGCCGTCCCACGTATAGATGCGGAGGCGGAATCGGACGACGTTCTCCGTCGCGCTCGGTCCGCTTGCGCTCGCCCAGACGTTGCAGTCCCAGAGCCCCGCGGGGATCGTCGTCAGGCCCGGAGCGCCCAGGTCGGTGACGAAGCCTGCGACGAGCGCGAACGTCGTCCCGTCGCTCGGCAGGATCGCAGAGGTGACGCTGGAGAGCGGAGTCTCGGCGACGAGGCCCAGCTCCTTCGTGCCAGCGACGGGAAGAGGCGCGTCGCCGCTCGTCCCGTTGTTGAAGAAGTAGATCTGACCGCCTCCGCCGCTGCCGCCCGACGCGGGAGCGCCCGGTACCCATGCGGAGCCGTTCCAGGTCAGCACCTGCCCGTCGCTCGGGAGGACCGAAGAAACCGGGTTGCCCTGGAGCGCAGACACGGTCGCCGCCTGCGATCCCGAGCCGGGGCCCGCGAGGACGTCTCCGGTCAGCTCCGTGATCCCGGTATCGGCCGGGAGCGTCGTCGGCGTCCACCACGTTCCGTCGTAGCCGAGCACCTGTCCGGGCGTCGGCGGGGTCGCGTCGACCGGGATCCCCTCGATGCCTGCGACGATCGCGTTCTGGAGCCCCGTCCCGGGCCCGGCGATGACGTCGCCTCCCAGCTCCGTGATCCCGGTGACAGCGGGCGCAGAGCCCGTCCAGGAGGCGCCGTTCCAGGTCAGGACGTCGCCTGCGGAGCTGCCCGCCGACAGAGAGATGTCGGGCGTCGCTCCTCCAGAGGAAGCGAGAGGGGCGCTCGCCGTGACGCTTGTGACGCCTCCGCCGCTGCCTCCGATTGCTCCCGCCGCGAGGAGTAGCGCCGTCAGGTCGCCGGAGTTGTCGGGGACCGCGGGGCGGCTCCCTCGCGCAGCGAGGAACGCGAGGCGCGATGCCTCCATCGTCGCGGGGTTGTAAAGGACCGCTGCGAGGCCTGCCGACTGGAGCTGCGCGATGTTGATCGAGGTCGAGTCGAGGAGCGATCCTGCGCTCGCCGAGACAGAACCGGCGACGAAGTCTTCGAGGACGAGGAAGATCACGATCAGCCTCCCGACCCGCGGACGATCCGCGTCTGCGTGAGCGTGTCAGCGGTGACGCGCAGGTAGAGCGTACCGAGAGCGAGCGGGACGTTGCTCGCGAGCCCGTACAGCTCGCCGCCCGTGAGCGTGATCGCGCTCTCCAGGAGGTAGAAGCGCCGCTCGGAGAGGCCCGCCGTCGGATCGTCCGCTCCGGGGTCGACGTCGCTCCCGTCGTCGAGGACCCAGGCGTCGAGCGTCACCGTCTCCGCCGCGGGCGCGTCGAGGACGAGCCACGCAGGGACGACGGTCGGCTGGCTCGCCGGGTACTGCCGACCGAAGCGAGCGAGGAGCGCGTCGGGGACGAGCCCCGGAGACGCAGCGGGATCGGGGCCCACGATCGCGGGCTCGACGGTAGCGGACGCGGGAAAGAGCATGGCCGCGAGGGTAGCACCGGGAAGTGGGTCGAGGCTACGGGCTCACCGCGCCTGGAGGTTGTGCTGCCCGAAGACCGTCGGAGCGAAGCTCCGCGCTCCCTCGCGAGCGAACCACGACGCCATGAGCCGATCGCCGGTATGCGCCTCGGGCGAGTAGAAGAGCATCTCGCGCATCCACTCCCGGGCCTCCTCGGGCACCTCGTCGCCCTTCGGGCCCGTCGGGACGATCCAGAGCCCTTGCCGCATCTCGATCGCGAGGCTCTCGACGCCGAAATGCTCGTCGTACTTGTTCCGGCCCGTGAAGAACGGGCGCACGGACAAGGCGCGATCCGAGGCGAACTGCACGAGGAACCGCTGCGCGGCGTTGCTCTCGACGAGGATGTGGCTCTAATAGCGAGCGTGGATGTCGAAGAGCCGCTGAAGGATCTCCAGAGCGATCCAGCGCCCGCTCTGGATCTCCAGGACGACGCGACGACGACGACCGACGGGCTCCAGGCCGATCGTGAAGAGCACCGTCAGAGCGTCCGCCTCGCTCTCGCCGACGCCGAGGTCGACGCCCGTAAAGCAGGGCCAGACTCTCCCGTTCGTCGAGGGCGCTCGACGGTACGGGCCCCAGCCCTTGCCGCCGTCCACCATCGAGTCGAGCCACGCCTGCTGGAAGCGGCTCTGCGCGTCGGTGCGGACCGCGCAGAGGTACTTCCTCGCGAAGTTGATCGGCGTCGTCGACTCGTAGACCGAGCGGAGGCGCTCGACGGGGAAGGCCTCGGGCCAGAGAGGGCGCCACTCGCTCTGCGGGTCCTCGGGATTCAGCACCGCCGAGTAGCGGGCGCTCGCCCAGCCTGCGCGCTTCGCGAGCCGATGCCCGAGGTCCTCCGTGCTCCAGGGCGTGTTGACGAAGTGGATGAAGCCGCCCTCTGTGAGCCGGGTCAAGATCGTCGAGTCGAACCACTCCTCCAGCTTGGCGAGCTGGTCGGCGGTCCGGGTGTTCTCGAAGTCGAGGACGTCGTCGAGGACGACGCCGTCGAGACGCGAGCCGACGACCGGGCCTCCGACGCCTAGCGCCTGGACGCTCGGATCCTTCGCGATGGTCGGGCGGTCGACCGTGATCGCCGTCTGGTTCCAAGGGTCCTCTTCGTTCGGGCTCTGCCGAAGGTGCGGGAAGACCTCGTGGAGGCGCTCGTTCCGCTCGATGTGGGCTTTGATCGCAGCGATGAGCTTCTGCCCCTGCTGAGAGGTGTTCGAGACGAGAGCGAGCCGCAGCGTAGGGTCGCTCCCGAGGAGCCAGAGGACGCGCCCGATCGCTTGTTGGGTCTTCCCGTGCTCGACGGGAGCCCAGAGCACCGCTCGCTTGTTTGCGTCGAGGAAGGCCTGCCACTCGATGTGGTGCGCCGCGTTCCGGAGCCGCTTCCCGGTCTTCTCGTGCGCGATGACGTATTCGATGAACGCCGCAGCGGAGCGCCGGCAGCTCCGGAGGAGTAGCTCCTGCCGCGCCCTCGCCCGAGCCGCCCAGGTCACCCGACGTCCTCAGGCCAGCGACCGTGCTCGACGAAGTGCCGGAGGTCGTCCTCCGACCTCGTCGCGAAGCCGTCCTGCGGCCCTGCGTGGCGAGTGACCGTCTCGGTCTTCTGGCTCCGGACGAGCCCGATCCGATCAAGGATGGAATCGGCCGCGGCGAGGCGGATCTTCGACTCGTGCTGCCCGACGATCGCCTGCCCGAGCGAGCCGATCGCCGCATCGGCGAGGAACTCCAGACGCGCCCGAGCCCGCGCTACGCGAGCCTCCCGCAGCTCCCGGAGCTTCGCCTGCGCGTCCTCGGTCCGGAGGTAGTCGTAGACCGTCCGCTCCGCCGTCTGGAGTCGCTCCCCGATCTGCCGGTTCGAGAGCCCGTCCGCCGCGAGCTGGAGCACCGCCTCGCGCTTCGAGCTGCCCATCTTCGTCCGAGGTCCGCTCACTTCGCCGCCTCCTGCCTCGCCCGCACCGCAGGATCGACCGCGGGGAGCATCTGGACCCGCATCATCCACGCCCGAAGGTCGCGCTCTCGAAAGCGCACCGTCCGAGGGCCGAGGCGGACGAAGGGAACCTGCCCTCGATGGACGCGCACTCGCAGGCACCCGTTCGTCACGCCGAGGAGCTTCGCCGCCTCGTCGTAGGTCATCAGAGGCTCGTCCTGGATCGTCAGTACCACCTCCCGAGCTTGTAACGCAGCGAAACGAGGCGCAACGTCGAGCCCGAGCGTTTCCCGCAAAAAAGCCCGCGCTCTCTCGCGCACCCTCGGGCGGCAATAGCTCGGGCACCTCCCGCTCGGGAACGGGATCGTCGCCGCTCGGACCTCTCGGCCTCCGACCTCGACCAGCCGCCACCGAAAGCGCCGACGCGGGTCGAGGCCGAACGCGAGCGCGACTCTGCCCCCGCAGAGGACCAGCGGGTGCGAGCCCGCCTTCTGCGCGAGGGCTGCCGCAGCCGCACGGAGGGCCCACCGCGGCTCCGCAGCGCGCTCGACGAGGTGAGCCCCCTCCGCCAGCTCGAAGAGGGCGCTGCGGCTCTCCAGGCCCGCCAGACGGGCCAGCCTCGTTCCGCTCGCTCCCTCCCACGGTCCCGCCCAGGGAGCGCCCGGAGGAGGATGCTCGCCGACGAAGACCGGCAGCGGCACGACTACGCCCGCTTTCCGCCGTGCCGGTAGGGCCGCGTCCGGTTGTACTGGTGCTTCCGCTCAATCTCGGCCTCCAGGTCGATCCCGAGCGCGTCGGCGAGGTCGAGGATGCGGATCACGGCGTCGGCCAGCTCCACGCTGAAGCCCTCGGGCTTCCCGCCCTCGCCCGTCCACGGCTCCAGGCGTCCGCGCCGGTACTCCTCCAGAGCCTCCGAGACCTCGGCGTGGACGAGGCAGAGAGCCTCGGGGATGCGGCGCACGGGATCGACGGGCTCGCCCGAGTCGGGGTCGCTCCACCAGCCCTTCTCGACTGCGAGCGCGTGGATCTCGGCCTGCCGATCACGGAGCGAGGTCATCGTCTCCCTCAAACTCTGCGATCCGAACCGGACCGCACGCTTCGGTCGCCTTCCCTGGGTCTCCCTTCACGAAGACGAGGACGTTCTGGTGAGTTTTTCCGACCTTCCTCCCGCTCTCAAAGAAGCGGCGAACTCGCATCGGCATCGAACCGGCTGGAATCAGAAGCACCATTTCGTTGTAGTAGCGAAGGCCCGCAGCCTCGCAGGCTCGGATCGTGTCCTGGACGAAGCCTCGATACGCTCCTCCA